TACTAGCAATGTCCTTAATCAGCTTCAGGGCATTAAAAATTTGATTCGCGATGCAGGTGAAGAATAATGCCAGCATTTAGTTGGAAAGAAGAAGTTTGGAAGCCAATTAAACACTTTGAATCACTTTACGAAGTTTCAAATTTTGGAAGGATTCGTAGTCTGACTAGAAAAGTTAAGCATGGCAATTCTCACATAACCATCTATGGAAAGATGATGAAGCAAGTACCTAACGAAAAAGGCTATTTAATGGTCAGACTTTCTAAAAATGGTAAAGGAAAAATATTCAAAGTTCACAGATTAGTTGCTCAAGCATTTTTAAATAATCCTCATGGATACCAAGAAATAAATCATTTAAATGAAATAAGAGATGATAATCATGTTTCAAATTTAGAATGGTGTTCACATTCTCACAACTTAAATTACGGTCATAGAACTCAAAAATTTATTCAAGCTGTTAGTACTCCTATTATTCAGTTATCTTCAGACAGCCACAGAATTGCAGCCTATTCAAGTGCAAACCAAGCTTCAAAAATTACTGGAATTAGTCAAGGAAATATCTCCGCTGTGGTAAGAGGAAAAAGAAATTATGCAGGTGGATATAAATGGCAAAAGTTAGAAAAAGAGGTATCAATGAATGCCTGAAATAAATATTCAAACATTGGATAAGTTGAAAAACTGGCGTGTGCTTATTTATGGAAAACAAGGAATTGGCAAAACATCTACTGCTAAATTCATTCCAGGTAAAACTTATGTATTAGGTTTTGATAAGTCCTTTAAAGTTTTAGCAGGTCATTTAGCTGGGGCATGGCAAATTGACGCTAAGAAACCAATTGAAGATCTAAACAAATGGTTAGAGTCATTCGATCCAACTAAATACGATAATTTAGTTTTAGATGATATTTCCAATTTCGAAAAAATTTGGTTTCAAGAAAAAGGCCGAGAATCAAAAAATGGAATTAGCAATGAATTACAACACTATTCTCAATGGACTAATTACTTCTTGAGATTTATCGAATGGATTTATGACATGCCACTAAACGTATATATCACAGCATGGGAAACAGAGCATCCAATAACTACAGCTTCCGGCCAGCAATTCAATCAATATGGGCCGGAACTAAGAGATTCAGTTCGGAATGTTTTAATGGGCCTATCCGATGTAGTAGGACGAATGATTAAGAAACCTGATGATGGAACTCGCGGTGTAATTCTTGATGGCGATGAAGGGACATATGCAAAAAATAGGCTTGACCAGCGTAGAGGCTGCAAAGTCGAAGATTTATTTAAGTTTCAAAAATCAGATTTAGACAAAGCAGTAGATAAAGTTAAGGAGAAAAAATAATGTTTAGTGAAAATGTAAATGAAAAGTTAAAGTTGGATAAAGAAATGGAAGACAAAGTAAGTGCAACTTGCATGGATATTCTTAACGGCAGAACTAAACATTTCATTATCGTCGGTTTAAACGATGATGGCAACCAGATTCAAATACATCATGGGCATGGTGTCGTGTTAGCTGGTCTTGTCAGAAACATTCAACGAGAAATCGATGAAGAAAATGATCATACCAGAAATGCCAGTGATTTTATCAAGATGATGCAGAAAATTAATAAGCAAGATGATTAAATGTTTCAATTATTTGATTATCAGCAAGACTTAGTTGATAAGGCTAGAAATGCTCTAGCAGCTGGAAATCAAGGCGTTTTAATTGTTAGCCCTCCAGGATCAGGTAAGTCAGTAGTAATCAGTGAAATTGCTAGATTAACAGTAAAAAAAGGTGGCCATGTATTATTCTTTGTCCATCGCCAAGAACTAGTAAAGCAGATAAAAGATTCTTTCAAGCAGCAAGGCGTTGATTTAAATCATTGCACAATTATGACCGTTGGCAAAGTAGCTAACAGATTAAAAATACTTCCAAAACCTAATTTAATAATTGTGGATGAGTCACAGCACTCAAGAGCTAAAACTTATTTGAAAATCTTTGGTTACTATAATGATGTCCCTAGACTTGGTTTTACTGGAAGTCCTTGGCGACTATCTGGTAAAGGATTTAAAGATATTTATTCCGCAATGATTGAAGGGCCAACAACTAAATGGCTAATTGAACATCACAAACTAGCACCATTTACAGTTTATGGCTATCAATTAGGGAATAAAGACTTACTAAAAAAGTCCAGCACTGGTGACTATACCAGTAAATCAATGGATGATTTCACAAAAAGCATTATTCATGGTGACATCGTAAAGTCCTGGCTTAAATTCGCTAAAGATAGAAAAACAATTATTTATTGTCATTCAACTAGCTTTAGTAAAATTGTGGCCCAAGAATTTAGAAGCGCTGGAATTAACGCCGCCCATGCAGATGCTAAAACGCCCTCTAACGAGAGAAATAAAATCATGGATAGTTTTAAGCAAGGACAAATAAAAGTCCTCTGTAACGTTGATTTGGTGTCTGAGGGTTTTAATGTACCGGACTGTTCATGTGTAGTTTTACTTAGACCTACTGAAAGTCTTGTAGTTTATTTACAGCAGTCAATGAGAGCGATGAGATATCAGCCTCATAAACAAGCAATCATTATTGATCAAGTTGGAAATTTTGAACGCTTTGGTTTACCTGACACTGACTATAAATGGAGTTTGGATGATCGCTCTAAACATCCACACAGAGAGGGTCAAAGTGCTGATGGACCGGCAATAAAAACTTGCCCAGATTGCTTCGGTGTAATTAGAGCTGAATTGGTCACTTGTCCTTTATGTGGTCATGATTTTTCTGCAGAAATTAGAGAAATTAAGCAGAAGAAAGAACAAGAATTGCAGGCGATTAAAGCACAACAAATACATATCAACTATATCTCTACTAAGAAGCCAGAAGAATTGACCAACTTTAGAGATTTAGCAATTTACGGAAAGATGCACGGATATAAGCCAGGTTGGGCCTGGTATCAAGCTAAAAAGAGAGGATTTATTAAGAAATGAATCAAATTTTAGAAAGTACGTATTTAAAAGATCCAGAACAGTGGCAAAAAGAAGCCAATTTACAGGGTGGTCTTGAAATTTGTAATAGCGATACTGGTTGGCCAATCGGCGTATTAAAACCAGACGGTATTCAATATTACTAATAAAAAAAGGAGAACTAAAAAATGGCAGGATTTTTAAACGTAGATTATAAAAAAGCAGTAGATAACTCAATTTTACCCGCAGGGACTTATGAAATGGGCATCAACTCAGTTAAGGGCGATGCTTCACTTGGTGGTCATGAATGCATGGTTTTTGACATGATCGTGCGCAAGGACTTAGACAAGGTACCTGAATTAGCTAAAACAAACGCTAAGCATCACGGTCAACATTTATTCGTCAGAGTGTGGACTGCTAAAGATGCTAATGGCAATGACAGCGGCTCTTACAAGTCATCAGATCTAAATTACATTGCTAAAGCAGTTGGCATCCCTGATGGTGCAGATATTAAAACTCAAGATGATTTTATGAAAATGTGTGAAAACAGAACCGCTAGAGTACAAGTTGGCGTTAATGAAAATGAATACAAAGGTGAAAAGCGTAAGCGAAACAGCTGTTTTGTAAATACTTGGAAACCAACTAAGTACCCACTTCAAGGCTCTCAACCAAAAGAAGACCCATTCAAGGGCAATGCAGGTAGCGACACTGAAATTAATGATAATGATTTACCATTTTAAGGATGATTTAGATGGCTAAATTTACAGATTATTCATCGATTCCTGATGAATTATTAAATCTCAAGCAATGGGGGCTGTTTCAATTGAAATGGCTCCCAGAGCGAGAAAAATACACGAAAATTCCTAAAAATCCTTATAACTTTGGTGCAGGTAAGTCTAATGACCAACGTACTTGGTCGGACTTCGAGACTGCATTGAGAGCTTTAAAAAAATATCCTCAAGCAGATGGTTTAGCCTTTTACTTTGCTAATGGCTTTGTAGGTTTAGATATTGACCATATTGATGGTGATCTCACTGATTATGAAGAGGGAGATACAGACGAAAATAATTTAGTTAATCGTTTTAAATCTTTAACTAAAGGCTCTTATATGGAAGTCTCACAATCAGGTACAGGAATTCATGCAATTTTCAAAGGCAAGATTCCAGGTAAGCATAGAAGACATGGAAACTATGAAATGTATGAATCAGGTCGATTTTTTGCCCTAACAGGTAACACGATTGGAAAGCCAGTCATAAAATCACTTGATGAATCAGAGATGTCTACACTTTATGAATTTTGCTTTGGCAAAGATAAAGTTACGCCGCTGCATCCCGAAATCGATGACAACGATGAAACAATTGATCTATCAGTTACTGAGATTATTAAACGTGCTGAAGAATCACCAAAATCAGGTAAAAGGTTCACTTTGTTTATGCGAGGCGGCTGGGAACAATTTTACAATTCTCAGTCTGAAGCTGATATGGCTTTTGCTAACGACTTAGCATTTTGGTGTGGGCGCGACATCCACAAGATGGATCGGATTTTCAGAAATTCAAGTTTGATCCGTGATAAATGGGATCGTCAAGATGGTGCTACTACTTATGGTCAGCGTACTTTACAAAAAGCTATCAATGAAACACCTAATGTATATAATCCTAGTTCTGAAAATACTGGTAATTATATTTTTAGCTTCAATGAAAAGAAGCAAAAGCCAAAACACTATACTCAAGATGATATGGGTATGGCAGAAAGATTCATTGACAAGTACGGCAAAAATTTCTTGTATTCGTATGTTGATAAGGAATGGTACATTTACAATGGTTCGTATTGGTCACCAGACACAAAAGGCTATATTGAAACTGCTGCAGACCGTGTGATTAAGGATTTAGCTAAAGATAGACCTAAAATTGATCCATCTTTACCTGGAAAAGAACAGACTAAAATCCTTAATTCTTGGAATAAGTTTGTAAATCATGAACGTAGTCATAAAGCTAAAGTCGACCTAGTCAAAGAACTTCAGCACCGTTTGCCTGTTACTCACTCAATGTGGAATCAAGAAGACATGTTGTTGAATACTCCAAGCGGCTATGTTGATCTTACAAATGGTAGACTACATCCACACGATATTAGTAAGATGTTTACCGCTGAAACTGGGTCAGAGTATTCAGATACAATCGACTCACCAAACTGGCGTAAATTTTTGAAACAAATTTTTCAAAATGATGAAGAAGTAATCCATTATGTTCAAAAAGCTATCGGTTATTCATTTACTGGTTCAACCAAAGAGCAAGTAATGTTCATCCCCTATGGTAATGGTCGCAATGGTAAATCAGTGCTTTTAGATACAATTCAGGATGTTGCCGGTGGCTATGCTAAGACAATGAATGTCTCATCCATTATGACTAAGTATAATTCAAACGGCGCTAACTCAGACATCGCTCGTTTGGAAGGTAGCCGAATGGTTATAAGTTCTGAAGCTAATGAAGGCCAACGATTAGATGAAGGATTAGTTAAGCAACTTACTGGTGGGGATCGAATTGTGGCTCGTCAGCAATATGGTAAGGAATTCGAATATCAACCTAGCTATAAGATTTGGATGGCTACTAACCACTTGCCATTCATTAGAGGAACTGATGAAGGTATTTGGAGAAGATTAATCCTTATTCCATTTGAATACCAGGTGCCCAAAGATAAAATTGATCGCAATCTAAAGTACAAACTTGAGGCAGAGAGTATGGGAATTCTTAATTGGATTGTTGAAGGTGCAATTATGTGGCAAGTTGAAGGCTTGCAAATACCTGAGCGGATTAAGAATGCTTCACAAAAATATCGTGAAGAAATGGATGTTTTATCTGGTTTTGTCAACGACTGTTGTGAGCTTGGACCTGGCTTCACTGCTAAAAGTGGAGAGTTATATGATTCTTACAAAAATTGGGCCGCTGATGCCAATGAATACAAGATGAATTTAACAAGGTTCGGTAAAGAAATGAGTAAGAAATTTCATCGAAAAGTATCGCACGGCTATAAAGTTTATGAAGGTATTCGTATTAAACAAGATACTAGATTTGAATGGAATGGGTAATACTTAGGTGATAGATTGGTGATAGTTTGAGGTGACACTTTAAACTTAGAGCCACAAGACTTTAAGACCATTTAGGTGATAGTTTTGGATTTTTTTACTATTTATATTATTTTTTCTTTTCTTTTCTATATAAGAAAGAATATAAAGGAAACTATCACCTACCATCACCTTGCTTAGAGCCACAAGGGATTAAGCCTATTTCAACTATCACCTAGAACTATCACCTTTAGAAAAATGGAGTAAAAATGCAGGTAAAAATAGACTTTAAAAATGGCAATAGAACTGTTTTCAATGCAGATTGTTATGATGCGAGTGATTTAAGACGTGATCTTGCTCAACAAAATGCAAATGGAAATCACTTCTTTTATATTAGCGGATATAAAGAAGATCAGCTTATAGTAGATATTCAATCCATACAGTCCTTAATCATCTCACGATAACTAAATTCAAACAAAACAATTGGCATTCTAGTGACGGTGCTGAAATTCACTACGATCCATTCGATTGTGGAAGTCACTTTAAGGAAAGGAGTATTTAGTATGTGTAAATACTGTGAAATTAATCCGAAAACTAAGCTAGGACGTGATTATTACAGAGATGACTATGTTGATCCAGATGAGATTAATAAGGTGAATGGTGAAGACGAAATAATGTTTACTTACATCGATTGTAAAAATCATCCAGCTTTAATTATTTCTCATCCTGATCCTGAATGTTATTCTCAAGAAATAGACGAGATTTTTATTAATAATTGTCCTTGGTGTGGGCGAAAATTAACGAAGGAGCATGAAAATGAAAGATGAAAACGGACGTGATATTAAATTGGGTCTTGAAGAAGCTAGACGCATAATGGCTACAGATTACTGTGTAAGATCAGATCTTGCTCTATGTGGTGAGTTCTTTAATGAATATGGTATGTTGCCTCAGGAGTACATAAAGGAGTATGGCAATGAAAGTAATTGATAAAAGAACGAAGAAAACTAATGAGGATTACAAGTATGGCGATATTTTAATGTGTTGGGATAATGATCCAGATGAATATAATCTGTTTAGAATCTCGACTTTTTATGATAGTTATTATGAACAAGATCGTTGTATTGTTGTAACTATACACAGTAGTAGTGACAATGAAGCAAAAACTTGGGAAGGATTATTTGACTCACCTAAAGAAGCGGCTAGGGACTTAAAGAATAGTTATAACCACGCTGAAAAAGTGAATGCATACATTGTGATTACTGATTAACGGAGGAATAATTATGTGCGATTACTGTAATAATGAAAAATCAATTATTTCAATTGAAGATACATACGAAGATGGGTACACAGGTATTGATAGATATGAAAATGGAGATGTTTATATTAATGGAAATGAATTAAATTTATCTTGTGATGTCGAAGTTACTTATGTATCAAAGAGTAGCAAGATTAACTATTGTCCTATGTGTGGGAGAAAGCTAGAAAGTGAAAATTAAAAATGAATGCAGTTTCAAAAAAAGCATCTGTCCATATTGTCATTTTGAAAGTGGATCAGAGGATCCGATGAAAACTTTTTATACAGATGGCTGTGAATTATTTATCAGAAAAGATAATTCACTAGAAGTGGTTCTTATTGATTATTATGATGACTTTTCCTTTAAACTTGATAAAAAAATCAAATTTTGTTCTATGTGTGGTAGGAGATTAGATAAATGATTATTAGTTTATTTTACAGAGTGAAACTATTTTTTAAGCAATTATTTTGTCATCACAGTTATGTATATAAAACATCGCTGTTTAGCCTTAGCGACTATTATATTTGTACAAAATGTGAACATGTTACATATAATCGACCACCGAAGGAACTAATGAAAAGAGTTGAAGACGAATGACATCAGTTTCAAGTAGCTGCTATCTTTGCAGTACATTAAATGCTTTTCACGATGGACCGGATTTATATGCGCCAAAAATGAATAGATTTCACGTTAATCTAAATGAAATGGATGACAAGTGGTACTTAACGATTAAAGGCTTGCCTTATCCTATTAAGTATTGTCCCAATTGTGGGCGAAAATTGGATGAGAATGCAAAATATGAAGTAACTGATTGGTTATAAATGACAGCAAAACAATATTTCAATTTAACATTAATTTTAATGAACTGGTTAATAGTCTTAATTTCTTTTTGTTTTAAAAATGAAAAATTAGATTTACTTATGTTTATTTGGACCAGTATATCGTTTACATATTTAATGCTTAGTTAACAGGAGATAATAAACATGACAGGAAAAACAATTAAATTTCAAGCAACAACAAATAATTTCAAAGTTAATGGTAATAAAGTAGTTTTGCAATTAG